AACAAGCTACCAATTTGACCTGGTCTTAGTGACATAATAGTAGCCATATTGTCTACTTTCCAATCAAAGTAATACTTTTCTTCACACCATTCTAAAAACTTTACGTTACTTTCGTGACTCATAACATCTCCCATAAAAAAAGGCATGAGAACTTACGTCCTCACACCTTTTAATTTAGTATAGTTAAACTACTGTGTCTAGTTTTTATTACTATGCAGCAGCTAATTGTGGTTCAGCTACAACACCTTCACTAGATACGTTTACTGCATTAGGATTATAAGGAAGCTCAAGCTCTCCATCAGCCTGCTTATCACCATTTACAGTAAGTCTATTACTTTCCCAAGCAGCAGCCTGTGCTTTTATTCCTCCTGGTATTTCAACAACACCTGACTTCATCATTCTTTCTATCCAAGCATCCATGCCACCAGGAATATTATTAATACTTAAGTCCGTTTTAAAACTTTGATTGAACTCAATTTTGACATTGTACTTAGGTCTTTGTTTACCTGATGCTGATTTGCCTGGATTATCCTTGACAAATATCTTAACTGGTACAGCTTTTATTTTCTTTTCCATGTCCATCTCCATAAAAATTAAATTAAAATACATCTTCGTTATTCAACTGCTTTTGCTGCTCATACTCCTCTACTTCTTTCCTATTACTTTCTAGTTTATGCAATCTATTAAAGGCACTAACAGATATACATCCTTCAACTATTAAATCTTCCCAAGTTATAAACCTAAGAAAGTCTTGATAGCTATTCATATCTACTTTAATCTCTTTCAAATTATGTACCTCCTATGCATAAGTTAAACCAATAAACCATAGTCCAATAATTACTACAGCCCAAACCCAATCTGTCCATTGTTCTTTCATGTTAACTCCTTTATCTAGTAACATCTTCCCATTCACAAAAAGTCCAAGACTCTTTTTCTAATCCTTTACCACATGGTTCACAAGCTTGTACTGGCGATACTGAGCCTGTCATTTCACCTGTTCTATTATATTTATCAATACTGTCCATATGAATATAATCTGACACCTTGTCCCATCTAAATCTTTCTTTACATACACCACAATTTGTGTAACTTTCTCCAGAATGATATGCCATTGATCCTATATTTTTTGCAGCCATTATAATTCTCCTAATATAAATACCGAAACTCACTCCACCAAATTCAGTAATTGGATTTACGAGTGAGCTTCAGAATCTATACTAACTACTGACACTCATCTAATACAATTAATATCATACTAGCACTCATGTTTCTCCATATTAACTCAGCTAACCTATTGTTACTTATATCTGCAAAGTTACTAGGTTGAAACATAAGATTTAATTCCTGGACTAACCTATCTCTAAAATCAAGATTCTCATCAAGACACCCCTGTATTTCTTTAGGAGTAAGAGTCACTTCATTTACTTCTTTCAATGACATATCAGGACGTTCATCATTAACTACATCATTAAACGGATTAATATAAGGATCATCAGTCGATAGTGACAGGTCAAATAATGGAGTTGTTTCCACCATCTGTTCCTTATACTTATTGAAATAATATTGCCTTTTCATATCTACTTCCTTTCAAAAAAAGTTATTAATTAAAGGTATTACAAAAGGTACAACAGCCATGAGTCCATAGCAAAAGTTAATTATGTAATTCATATCACCTCACTTTCTCGTACTAAACCTAAATCAAAACTTAATCCACATTCAAAGTCCTCTGTATCACAATCTTCACATACTCCTATAACTCCACCATCATTAGCAACAAAAGATTCAACGTCATACTTAGGAACTTCACAAACAAAACACAACTGCTTGATTTCAGACTTTGAAAAATTCATATCTACATCCTTTCAAGTTATACAAACACCAAAACCCACTCTTACGAATGGGCTTCAGAGTTGGTATTACTTAATCAACTTACCAACAACAGCATCCTTATGAACAGCCAAGCTTTGCTTATAACCAAACTTTAGAGTCTGTTTATTAGTTAACTTAAGCTTAGAATTTTTAGTTGCTAAGAATGGAATCCTTTCCCCATCCTTACCTATACTATCTTCAGGATGCAACATAGCCGTGTACTCAAAAGTCTTAGACTCCTCCATACCAGTTTCAGGATTAACTACTCCTTTGGTTTCAGTCCAACGAATCTCAACAGACTTAGCTACATTAATCGAAACTCCATAATTTCCAACAGTCACCTTGAATGGTGTCTTGTTCTGGAAGTTAACCTTGGTGTCCTCAATGGACTTAGCCTGTGCTGCATTAGGAATAAATTTCTCTGTCATTTGAATCTCCTTATAATTGACAGTTAATATAAACTTCTTAATAAATACTTCTTATGGAATATGTTTCCTATTCACTTGTTAATAGGAAAGATGTGTAATAAGTAGTGTTAATTCAGGGGGTGTATATTGGCTACTAATAATAGGGGGATATAGTTACACAGACCCTATAATCACCACTACCCTCTATATACTGCCTCACTTTTTGGCACACATCACTATATACTCATAGTGTATCAGTAAATATATACACTAACCCATTGATACTATTACCTATTTATGACTAGTGTGTATATTTACGACAGTCACTATGTGCCACGCCTACCTATACCCTGCGTGGGCCATAGCCCTACCCCACGTTATATATATACCAACCTTTACACAGATCAGGATTTTTGAAAGTTATCCACAAGTAGTTAATTATTAGGGGATAAGTGGTATAAGTGTATGTAAACCAATACAAAGTTATTAACAGATACTAAAGTTTAGGTTTAATTATTTTATGCTACTATTCAATTAGTGCTTGACAGATTATTGTTTGTGCATATAATAGACCCTAGGGGGTCACTAAAAGTGATAAGTTAAAAGTTAAACACTTATAACTATTAAAAACACTTTTAATATATATCACTTATAGTGATGCAAAGTCAGATCCTTACCTAAACTCTCTCACGTATATATGTACTTCTATTTGTACATTTTATAGCTTGACTATGAGTAAAAAAAAGATATACCTAAAGGACAATTCTGTATTGTCAGATTTTTATAATGCTATAAAAAAAGATAAGCTACATAGTATTCACATTTATCATAGTGATGTCTTTTACGTAAGAGCAGCAATTGAATCTCGTTCAGGAATTAAATATACATTACAACATATTGAATCTGCTATGAAGGCAGAAGGATGGAATAAGTAATATGGCTATACCTGATAGGTATAAAAAGATGGGATTTACAAAACTTAATGTTTGTAAAAGATCCCCAAGACCTAAAAAGAAAATGATGGTTCTTATTAAAGATGGTGAAAAATATAGAGTCATACATTTTGGTGATTCTTCAATGGGGCATAACTATAGCCCTGAAGCTAGGAAAAGCTTTAAAGCTAGACATGGAAAAAATATAGCAAAAGGCAAAACTAGTGCTGCATACTGGGCCAATAAATGTTTATGGGCTGGTAAAACTGGTAGTAAAAAAACCCCTCCTAAATCTCAAAAACACGTTAAAGGATTGAAACGATCATGATGAAGAAAAAGATGATGTCTGCTGGTGGTAATATGAAAAAGAAAGGTTATGCTGCTGGTGGCATGACAAAAAAAGGATATGCTGCTGGTGGCCTAGGTATGAAAAAGAAGATGATGTCTGCTGGTGGTATGCCTATGGCAAAAGACCCAAAGACAGGCAAGATGATGCCAAAGTTTGCAATGGATGGAGTTGGCAAAATGGCAAAAGGTGGTAGTGCTATGTATAAAAAAGGTTATGCAGCAGGTGGTGTAGCTATGAAGAAAAAAATGATGGCTGGTGGTGGTATGTCAACATCTGATTATGATATAACAAAAGCTAAAATGCCTGGTAGTGCAAAGTCTACAAGAAATGTATCCACTAAGAAAAAAGTACCTGTTGTAACTAAAGACAGATTAAATAAACTAGGTATGACTCTTAGAGAATTTAAAAATGCTTATGAAGTTAATGCTGCTGGTACAGGGTATAAGAAAAGATCTAAAGCTTTAAAAGCTAAAGGATCTTCTACAAAATCAAGAAACAGAAGTTCTACAATGAATAAAGCAAATCCTAGTTTAAATTTTGGAACGAAAAAAGGATCTGGCACAACAGTCAAACGTAGTGCAGTAGAAAAAGCAAGAGATAAAAAAGCTGCTAGTGGTCTAAAAGGATTTAAATCACTTCGTGAAGCTTTTAGTAAAAGAAAAGGTTTTCGTTTCGATTAATTTAAGGAGTTAAAATTGTGGCTGCTGTAACTAAACTAGTAGGTAAAGAGTTATTAAAAAATATACAAGGTTTGCTTTCAAGAAAATCTCAAGCTAAAGTTATAGATCAAATTGTAAAGAATCCTAAGTTGTATGGCAATAAAAATGTAGCACAGGCTACTAAGTTAGTTAAAGATTCTGCAAAAGCTTATGATGATAAAAAAAGTGGTTCTGGTACACAATTTAGACTTGACGAACAAAATAAATTAAAAAAAGAAGCTAGAGAAAAAATTAATAAAAAGAATTTAGCTAAACAAAGAGTTGAAGAAAGAAAGAATAAAAAAGTACCACCAGCTAAAGGGGCTGATGATTCTGCTAAAACCTCTACTACTTCTTCTACTCCTGTTTCTAAATCTAAAAAAGTAAGCAGGATTGCTAGAATAAAAGATGCAGTAAAAAATAATCCTAAAAAAGTAGCAGGTGCAGCAGTAGTTTTTCTTGCTGGCCCTGCTCTTTTACTAAAAAAAGATAAAGTAAAAACTTCAACAACTCCTATAAATACTGAAGTAAAAAAAGATAATAGTAATAAAAATAAATCTCAAAGTTCAGGTGGTAGTACTAAATTTACTAGTAAAGAAACAATGGGTAAAAGTACACGAGCCTATAAATCTCCATTAAATTATTCATTAGCAGATGCTTATAGAGATAGTAAAAAGAAAAAGAAAAAAATTAAAACACGACCTAAAGATAAAGTAGTTAAAAAATCTAATACAAATAAAAAAAGTAATAACGTAAGAACTACAGATTATTCTAAAAAGAAAAAGTATGATCCTTCATTTTTAGGTGTTAGAGAAAAGTAATAGTGGCATATTTAATAAGTGATTTAAGTGATTATAACATTCCACTATTTAAATGTTGGGTAAGAAAAGAGTTTACTAATGGACATAATAACTATCATGGTGAATTTGTACATGCAATAGTTATGGCTGTAAATACAATGCCTGATAGAAGTTTAAGTTTTCAGGTAATGTTTACAGGTTGTGAAGCTGATGATGGTAGTCAGGAAAATGTACATGGTGGAGCAATGTGGGCAAGGATGCCCATTAGTGCTTTAGTTGGAGATATAGAATTAGAAGAGTGGCCTGAACGTATGCCTACTCATTTAGTTCAACCTTGGGATTGCCCATCACATCATCATAGTATTGTTAGATTTGCTAGAGCTAATCCTAGCCCTTGGCTTTGTAAGATTGATGGAGATTTTTATAAAGCTAGATATTTGTTTACAGTAGACTTTACAGAAAGTCAGGTTGCAGATGATCCAGCACAGCATAAACAATCACATGTGCTAATACTTACTGAAGGACAATGGAAAGGTAATGTAGTAGCTTTACCTAATAATAGAGTTAGAGTAACAAGCCCTGCATATTGGGAAACTGGTCAAGGAGCACCAGACTTTAGACCTAGTCAATATATACATTGTGCAGAACAAGATGATAGTTATACAGATCCTGAAGTAACATTTAATAATTTATACAAGGAATAAGTGATGGGTGCACTTTCAAAAGCATTATTAACAGGCACAAAAAAAATGATAAATCAAATGAAGTTATTTGATAAGCCTAAAAAACCAACTGATTCAAGTGGTCGTAGCACAAGTGGTCGTATATCTAAACGAGATAGAATAACTTTAGAGGGTGAAAGAGGTTTAACTAAGGAAGAAGAAAAAGCAAATATTAAATTTAATAGAAAGCTGAGTGCTCTTGAATTAAAAGCAACAAGATTTGCAGCTAAACTTGAAGATGATATAAAAGCAGGTAAAATAACTAAAAAAGAAGCTCAAGAAAAATTAAACAATTATAAACCTGTTGTAGAGTTTGCTGATAAATATAGTAATGTTCCAGCTAAAGCTAAAGGAGTAAAAGAACGTAAAGCTTCTATAGATGAATTTAATAAAGTTGTTTTACCTAAAGAAGGTGCTAAAGTTCCAGCACAAGCTATTAGAGAGTATGGTAAGAAAAAAAATCTTTCCCCTGAAAAAATAAAAGAACTTTTAAAATTAAATAGAACTGGCCGATATTCAAGTATAACTAGTTTAGAAAAAGCATTTGGTTTATTTCCTGAAAGAAAAGACGAAGCAGCAAAATCATTAAGTAAAAGAAAAAGTTTTGGTGGCCCTAAAAAAGGTACATCATCTGCTAAGTTTGATAAAAAAACTGGTAAGTTTGAAACATCTGAAGATGGAAAACCTATAAGTGCATCAGAATTAAAAAAAGTAGAAGCTGCTAAAAAAAGAGCAACTAAGTCTAAAGAAAAACTAGTTGCATTTGTAGAAAAACAAAAAAAATTAAAACTAGCACCAGGTTCAGAAGCACGTAAAAATGCTGAAAAAGAATATACTAGACTTAAAAAAATACATCAAGACAATGTAAAAGAATTAAAAGTTGTTAAACAAGAATTTGAACAGTATAGAGGTGAAGGTAGTAGCCCTAATACAAGTTTATTTGGTAAAATAGCTGAAGGGCCAAAGTTATTAGATAGTGCAGAAGCATTAAAAAGATCAAAACAAATTGCTGGAGAAGATCCAGTTCAATATATAGTTGGTAAAGGTGATGATGAAAAGATAGTATCTAAAGAAACTTATTTAGATACAAAAAGAAAAAGAGATAAAGCTAAAGCTAAAAAGAAAGTTATTAAAAATTTTAATACAGGTGGATTAGCTTTAACTCATAAAGGTTCTTTAACTTCAGCAGATAAATATTTTAAATAATAAATTATGCCAATAGTAAATAACAGTAGTAGTAAATTTGTAACTGAAGTTGTTAATATATCTTCTACTGTTGGTACAGCCAATGCTACTTCTTTGTATACATGCCCAACGAACTTTACAGCTTTAGTTAAATTATTACTAGTTAGTTCAGGGGCAGGTGGTGACAAACAAGTTTCTGTTCAACTATTTGACAATTCAGCATCTGCATATAATACTATAGTTACTGGATTAAGAATGGAATCTAGTTCCATTACTAATGTATTAGATGGAGATCAATTAGCATTACATAGTGGTGATCAGTTAGTAGCTTTTGCAGGAACTGGGGCTACTAGTAATTTTACATTAACAGTATCAACTGAGGAGTTTTTTGATCCTCTAAGGTAAAGGAAGATATGGGATTAATATTATTTTTTATAATTGTAATACCAGCAGTAGTAGTTGGTGTAATAGAAAACTCTAAATTAGATATATTATAATGTCAATTAATACTGGTACTAAAAAGAAAAAACCTAAAAGCAAAGTAAATGAATCTGGTAATTACACAAAACCTGCTTTACGCAAAAGACTATTTAATAAGATTAAGGCAGGTTCAAAAGGTGGCAAGCCTGGACAATGGTCGGCAAGAAAAGCCCAAATGCTTGCCAAAGCTTACAAAGCAGCAGGAGGTGGGTATAAAAGTTGACATCAAATGCTAGAATCCCTAGAAAAAAAGGTCAACCTAAAGGATCTAAAAAACATTCTGATTTGTACACAGATGAGAATCCTAAAGGTACGATCAAAGGTTTAAAGTTTGCTACAGAAGCTGATGCTAAACGTAGTGTTGCAATTATTAAAAAAAGTGGTAAAACTCATGCACATAAAATACAAGCAGCAATAGCTATGGAACAAAGGGCAAAGGCAGCAGGAAAATTAAAAGCTGCTGCTGTATACAGAAAATTTATTAATGCTATGAAACTAAAAACTAAAGAAAGAAAAAAATAATATGACATTATTAAGAAAACCACAAAAATCATTAAAATCTTGGACTAACCAAAACTGGAGGACTAAAAGTGGAAAACCTAGTACACAAGGCAGTAGAGCTACAGGAGAGAGGTATCTCCCAGCTAAAGCAATTGCTGGATTATCAGCACAGGAATATGCAGCAACTAGTAGAGCAAAACGAGAAGGCACTAGAAAAGGTAAACAATTTGTGGCTCAACCTAATCGAATCGCCAAAAAAACAAGAAGCTACAGAAAAGTAACATGAGAACTTTAACAGACAAACAACAAAAATTCTTAGATGTTTTATTTGATGAAGCAGGTGGGAATGTTGTTCGTGCTAAAGAGTTAGCAGGTTATTCACCAAACAATTCTACAAGTGAAATAGTAAAAGCCCTTAAAGAGGAGCTATTAGAAGTTACACAATTATATATGGCTAGAAATGCTCCTAGGGCTGCTATGTCACTTGTTGATGGTATGGTTCAACCTACTGAACTTGGTATGAAAGATAAGCTTACTGCTGCTAAAGATTTATTAGATAGAGTAGGTTTAGTTAAAACTGAAAAGGTACAAGTAGAAGCTACTAATGGTTTAATGATATTACCACCAAAGGATAGCTCAGAAGAGTAATGAAAGATAAACTACCACATATAGGATTATGGATATTACCACAACCTAAAAATGCTTTTGAAGATAGTAATTTTTTACCAATACCTAATTTAAAAAAATCTAATTGTATTCCATTTGGATATAAAGTATCAGAAGAAGATAATGCTGTATTAGAACCAATAGCTAATGAGCTTAAAGCTTTAGAAAAAGCTAAACAGTATGTAAAACAATACTCTTCTCGTAAAGTAGCTGCATGGTTAACTAAAACTACAGGAAGATCTATATCACATACAGGACTTTTAAAAAGAATAAAAGATGAAGGACGAAACAAAAGGAAAGCTCAGTTATTTAAACAATGGGCTACAAGGCTCGAAAAAGCTATCAAGCTCGCAGAAAAGTTTGAAAAAACCAAAGGCTACAAAGAAACAATTAGCACCGAAAAAACAAAAACCGAAGCTGAATATAGAGGAGCAGCTTGAACCTACAGATAGTTTAGACTTATCTGAAAAAAATATAATATTTAAACCTAATGTTGGGCCTCAAACTAGATTCCTAGCAGCAGGTGAAAGAGAAGTTTTATATGGTGGAGCAGCAGGAGGTGGTAAATCCTATGCTATGTTAGCCGATCCACTACGTTATATGGCTCATCCACAGTTTAGTGGGTTGTTATTAAGGCATACAACAGAAGAATTAAGAGAACTGATTTGGAAAAGTCAGGAAATGTACCCTAAGATATACCCAGGTATTAAGTGGTCAGAAAGAAAAATGCAATGGGTAGCTCCAAGTGGGGCAAGATTATGGTTTTCATACCTTGATAGAGATGAAGATGTACTTAGATATCAAGGTTTAGCATTTAGTTGGGTAGGATTTGATGAGTTAACCCAATGGCCTACACCATTTCCATGGGATTACATGAGATCAAGGCTTAGAAGTACTGCATCTGACTTACCTGTATATGCTAGAGCTACAACAAACCCTGGTGGCCCTGGTCATTCATGGGTAAAAAAAATGTTTATTGATCCTGCAAAGCCTAATGAGTCATTTTGGGCTACAGATATAGAAACAAGTAAGACTTTAACGTACCCAAAAGGGCATAGTAAAGAAGGAGAACCTTTATTTAAACGTAAGTTTATACCAGCAATACTATCGGATAACCCATATTTAGCAGAACAGGGTGATTATGAAACAATGTTGCTGTCATTACCAGAAAATCAAAGAAAACAACTGTTAGATGGTAATTGGGATGTGTCAGAAGGTGCAGCATTTACAGAATTTAATAGAGAAATACATGTAATTGAAGAAGAAACTATACCAGGAAATTGGACTAAGTTTAGATCCTGTGATTATGGGTATGGTAGTTATTCAGCAGTACTATGGTTTGCAGTATCTCCTAGTGAACAGTTAATAGTTTATAGAGAATTATATGTTAGTAAAGTATTAGCTAAAGATTTAGCTTATTTAATACTTGAAGCAGAACAAGATGATCATTCAATGCGATATGGGGTACTTGATTCTTCATGTTGGCATAAAAGAGGAGATACAGGCCCATCACTTGCAGAAACTATGATTAAAGAAGGTTGTAGATGGAGGCCATCAGATAGAAGTGCAGGTAGTAGAATAGCAGGTAAAAATGAAATACATAGAAGATTACAAGTAGACGAGTTTACAGAAGAGCCAAGATTAGTTATAACTAGTAATTGTAGAAATTTAATTGCACAACTGCCTGTATTACCTTTGGATAAAAATAATCCAGAGGATATAAATACAAAAGCAGAGGATCACTTGTATGATGCTTTACGATATGGAGTAATGAGTAGACCTAGATCAAGCTTGTGGGATTATGATCCTGCAACTGCTAAAGTTTCTAGTTTTACACCCTCAGATCCTACTATGGGATATTAAGGATAATAAATGGAAGAAGAGTACACAGAAGATAAGCAAGTTATTTTAGAAGATAAAGAAAATGATTTGCCTGAAGATAGAGTTGCTAATGCAATGATAGATTATGTATCTGAACGATACGTTAAAGCAGAAGATTCTAGAAGAATAGATGAAGAAAGATGGCTTAGAGCATATAGAAACTATCGTGGTATATATGGCCCTGATGTACAATTTACTGAAGCAGAAAAAAGTAGAGTATTTATTAAAGTAACTAAGACTAAAGTATTAGCTGCATATAATCAAATAACAGATGTACTATTTTCTAACAATACATTTCCATTAAGTGTAGAACCTAGCATATTACCAGAAGGTGTAGCTGAATCTGTACACTTTGATCCTAAAGCACCTAAAGATATGGGTGAACCTAAGATGGCTCCAATGGCTAAAGGTATGGATACTTTATATGGCTATGCTGGAGATGGTAAAAAACTACCAGCAGGAGCTACATTTAATTCTTTAAGTGAAAAACTTGGTGCTTTAGAAGATAATCTTTCTAATATACCTAATGTAAAAGAAGGTGCAGGTGTAACTCCAACAGCAGTTAGTTTTTATCCAGCAATGGTAGCTGCTAAAAAAATGGAAAAGAAAATTAAAGATCAATTAGATGCAAGTAATGCATCTAAACAATTAAGATCAGCAGCTTTTGAAATGGCTTTATTTGGTACAGGTATTATGAAAGGCCCATTTGCAGTAGATAAAGAGTATCCTAATTGGGGTGATGATGGTGAATATAATCCAGCAATAAAAACTGTACCCTCTACATCACATGTAAGTGTTTGGAATTTTTATGTAGATCCTGATGCTGATAATATGGATGAAGCTCAGTATGTTATTGAACGTCATAAAATGAGTCGTTCACAATTAAGAGGATTAAAGAAAAGACCTTTTTTTAGAAATGCTGTAGTTGATGAAGTAATTGAAATGGGAGAATCTTATTATAAAAAATATTGGGAAGATGATCTTAATGATTATCAAGTAGATAAAGGTGTAGATAGATTTGAAGTATTAGAGTTTTGGGGTGTAGTAGACACAAAACTTTTAAAAGAAAACGAAGTTGATATACCTGAAATTTTAGAAAATGTAGATCAATTACAAGCTAATATATGGATATGTAATAATAGAATTATTAGATTAGTTCTTAATCCTTTTAAACCAGCTAAGATTCCGTATTATGCAGTTCCATACGAACTAAACCCTTACTCTTTATTCGGAATCGGTATCTCAGAAAATATGGATGATAGCCAAACTTTGATGAATGGTTTCATGCGTATGGCAGTTGATAATGCAGTCTTATCTGGTAACCTTATATTTGAGGTGGATGAAACCAACATGGTACCAGGGCAAGACTTATCTGTATATCCAGGTAAGGTATTTAGAAGACAAGGAGGTGCACCAGGTCAGGGAATCTTTGGCACTAAGTTCCCTAACGTATCTAATGAAAACATGCAATTGTTTGACAAGGCAAGAGTATTAGCAGATGAGTCAACAGGATTCCCATCATTTGCACATGGTCAAACAGGTGTGTCAGGTGTCGGTAGAACTGCAAGTGGTATTAGTATGCTAAATACCTTA